CGCTGATGTAAATAGATTTATTAATGAACCTGCAAAAGAAAAAGTATTACATAAGTCTAGAAGAATATCAAAAGTCATACAAGAACAATCACAAATGTGTATAGAAAATATTGTAGGTAATAGAAAACAAAAGAAATATTATCCAAGAGACTTTGATGGTAACTGTGAGGAGATTGCTAATTTAGATCAGATAGATTTGACTGAGGGTAAATGGCTAATATTGACTAGAACAGTATCAAGACTAATGAAGATAGAAAAAGAATTAATTAAAAAAAATTTGTATTTTGAAAGTAACAGAGGAAAAAGCATCAGGGTTCGAGCATACAATGCTATAAAAAATTATGAATTGTTACAAAATAATATTAAATTAGAAGAAAAAGATATTAAAGACATAAAAGAATACACAGGCACAGAAGAATTTGATTTGAAAAAAGATTGGTATGAAGCTTTTCAAAACATAGAACAAGAAGATAAAGATTATCTTTCAGGTTTAATTGAAGCAGGAGAAGATTTGAGTGAACCTGCTAGAATCTGGACATCAACTATTCATGCCATTAAAGGTGGTGAACAAGATAATGTTATTTTATGTTTAGATATGGGAACTAAAATATTGAAAGCAATAAAGAAAAGTCAAGATAAAGATGATGAAGAACATAGAGTGTGGTACGTAGCAGTCACTCGTGCAAAAAACAATCTATATAAACTAAAAGCAAGAATAAAAGCAAAAGGATACAAACTATGACAGACAATAGTATATTTGAAAGTGCTAAAGGACCACAAGAAAAACAAATAGGGGGGAGTCATTACCGAAGATTTCATATTCAACCATATGAATTCATATCAAAGAATGACCTTTCTTTTTTTCAAGGTAATGTTATAAAATATGTGTGTCGATACAAAAATAAAGCAGGCATACAAGATCTTGAGAAAATAATTCACTACTGTGAATTAGAAATTAAAACACTGAAAGATATGAGTAAAAAGAAATGATAATACCACAAACAGAATGGTTACAGCCTAAGGAATTTCCAGATTTATCTAAGTATGATGAGATAGCAATTGACTTAGAGACACGTGATCCAAACCTAAAGAAACTGGGTTCAGGAGCCATCATTGGAGTTGGTGAGATTGTAGGTATAGCTGTAGCTGTAAAAGGTTGGAAAGCTTATTATCCAATTGCTCATGAAGAAGGACCCAACATGGATCGTAAACAAGTATTAGATTGGTTTACAGATGTATGTGCCTTACCTTCAAAAAAAATATTTCATAATGCTATGTACGACGTATGTTGGATACGTAAATTAGGTATAAAAATCAATGGTTTAATTACAGACACTATGATTGCAGCCAGTCTCATAGATGAAAATAGATTCTCTTACACACTAAATACTTTGTCTTGGGCTTTCTTAAAAAAAGGTAAGAACGAAGCAAAATTAATTGAAGCTGCAAAGTCAAGAGGATTAGATCCAAAAGCTGATATGTGGAGATTACCTGCTATGGAAGTTGGAGAGTATGCTGAGGCAGATGCTGAACTTACTTTAGAATTGTGGCAGTATTTTAAAAAAATAATTGAAGAACAAAAATTAGAAAATATTTTTAATCTTGAGACTGAACTGTTTCCTTGTTTGGTTGATATGCGATTTCTTGGCGTGAAAGTGGACGTTGAAAAAGCTCATAAATTGAAGCAAGAGTTAGCGCTACAAGAAGAAATATTAATCCAACAAATAAAAAAAGAAAGTAACCAAGAAGTTCAACTATGGGCAGCAGCAAGCATTGCCAAAGCTTTTGACAATTTAAATTTAGAATATGAATTAACCGCAAAAACAAAAACACCTTCTTTCACTAAAAACTTTATTACAAATCATAAACATCCTGTAGTTCAGATGATAGCAGAAGCTAGAAAAATAAACAAGGTTAGAACAACTTTTATTGACACAATCATTGATCATGAACATTGTGGTAGAATACACGCAGGTATTAATCAGATACGTTCTGATGACGGTGGTACAGTAACTGGAAGATTTAGTTATTCTAATCCTAACTTACAACAGATACCAGCCAGGGATCCAGTAACAGGCCCCATGATTAGATCTTTATTTATACCAGAAGAAAACTGCAGGTGGGGGTGTTTTGATTACTCGCAACAGGAACCAAGGTTAGTTGCACACTATGCATTACGTTATGAATTACCATCTGTAAATACAATTGCAGATTCATATGATTCAGATCCATCAACAGACTTTCACAAAATAGTTGCAGAGATGGCAGAGATACCTAGAACAGAAGCAAAAACAATTAATCTTGGATTATTTTATGGTATGGGTAAAGCAAAACTTCAAGCAGAGTTAGGTGTTACAAAAGAAAAAGCAGATGAATTATTTGACAAGTATCATAGCAAAGTTCCATTTGTAAAACAACTAATGAATAAAGCTATGAGAGCCGCAGAGAATAAAGGTCAGATAAAAACATTATTGGGTAGACGTTGTCGTTTTCCTAAATACGAACCTATACTGAAAGGTAGAGACTGGGGCAAATATGTGCCAGCAGAAGATGAAGAAAGAATGCTTCAACTTCAAAACATGGGTGAATGGTTAAAAGATGATGATGGTGAATTTATTTTAGATGATAAAACAAAAGAAAAAAAAATAAACTATTGGCATAAAAATGATAAGCGTAGAGCATTTACTTATAAATCTTTAAATAAATTAATTCAAGGTAGTGCAGCTGATATGACTAAACAAGCTATGGTCAAGCTTCACAAAGAAGGAATCTTGGCCCATATACAAGTGCATGATGAGTTAGATTTTTCTATTGAATCACAACAACAAGCTGATAAAATAAAAGATATCATGATCCATGCGGTAGACTTAGAAGTTCCAAACAAAGTGGATGATGAATATGGTCCAAACTGGGGTGAAATAAAGTAATGTACTATGGCTTATTTAAATGCTAACATACCGCCGATTTATTGTAAAATAAGAAGGGAGTATCTTTATGATCTTAAAAAAAATAAAGGACAGTCTAGTGACTGTGTTATCTTTGGTCTTAGCTCTATTTCAGGTCGTGCAATCTTATTCCATTGCATGCTACCAAATGGTGCGGTCTTTTATAGACTACCTATTTCAGCATTCTTTCAAAAAGAGTTTGAAAGAAAAGACGTGCCTGATATGCGAGTGGATCAACTCGAACTGTGGAACTGCTTTAGTTATTATCCTAGTGTCCATTGTTTTGATTGGTTGGCTGGTATAGACGGTAAGTTTTTAGGTAAAGATAAAAAATTTTATCCAGGGCAATACTTATTTACTATTGACTGGGCGCATCCAGAGACTAATATACTAAACACGGAACATTCTGAGATTCCGCAAGAGCACAAGTGTGCACACATATTAGCGTTGAAAAACGGTAATTATGCAGCGCAGCCAAATAACAGGATCATTTGGCATGTGAACAGTTATACTACAGATAATGATTGGCCCGATTATAGTGTGCAGAATACATACTGGGACTGTGAAGGATCTGATTGGATAACAGAAGATTCTGATAAAATGTTTTATGATATTGAGGAGAAGAAATGATTTGTATTGAATGTGAACACGACTGCCATTGTGGTGATAAGTGTCCAGGACTACCTGAAGAAGGTGGTTGTGGATGTTTAACCTGCATACATCCAAAGAGTTGGTGGAAAAAAATTATCCACTTATTAATTGGTAGCAGATGAATGTACTGGACTTATTAAAAAAAAATGTAGTAATGATTCCTGTTATAGCTTCAGTTATAGTTGGAACTTTTACAGGTGTTAGATACATTGTATCTTTGACAGAAACTATTAATAAAAATAAAGCAGAAATTACTACAATAAACGACACTCATTTACTCAATTTTAAAACCTATATTGGACAGTTGAATACTAATCAAAATGAACTATTATTGATGATCGAAAAAGATAAGGGTAATAGAATAGTAGCTGATGAGAAAATGAAACGAATGGAAGAAAAAATAAAACAAATGGAAATGGATTTTAAACATTTTTTAATACAGAAGAGTCAATAATGGAGGGTGCCTATAATGGAGTACAAATTTACTGCAATACTAATAATATTGTTAACTTCATTAGCTTTTTGTATGAAACCAGAGCCTCCCACTTCATTGAAAATAGATTCAAAAAAATATATAATTCCTCCACCAAAACCAAAAATAAATGAGCAATAAACCTTTAAACATATCTGAATCGGCAGCTGTACAGATGCCAATGAAGACCGTAGCCTCTCTGATAATTTTAGTTGCTATGGGTGTGTTCGCATACACGGAGCTGACGGCGAGGTTGGTATCGTTGGAGACATCACGTGAGTTGTTTGAAAATGATTTATTAAAAAAATCTGAACAGGTCCCTACGGATCAGGAGCAACATTTTTTATTAGAAGATCTTTATAAGAGTGTCGAGCAGATTGAAACAAGAATTGAAGATATGATGCACAACAAAGTCAACATACAATTTATACAAAAACAAACTGAAAAATTATTAATTGATGTAGAAGATTTAAAAGATAAAGTAAGAGCAAATGGTAATGGAGCACATTGATGACTGAGTTAGTGGTAGCTTTACTTATGATTGTACACGGAGAAATCAAGGAGGCACGTATCCAGCCTTCAATGTCTGAATGTCTCAAGGGGGCGCGTACAGCTAGACGTGATGCTAAATCGCACGTAAAGTATCAATGCCTGAAGCAAATGGCCGAGCTCGAAAAAAATATAGATGGATCTTTATCAATTAAAAAGTTAATATTAAAGTAATGAATCTTAGTAGAAACTTCTCCCTTCAGGAGCTTATCAAGTCAGATACTGCAATACGTAAAGGTATCAACAATAATCCTAACTCAGGTCAAATAGAAAAATTAAAAGCACTATGTGAAAATATTCTTCAGCCGGTACGTGATCACTTTGGCAGAGTTAAGGTGACCAGCGGATTCCGGAGCGTGGATTTGTGTCTTGCCATCGGCAGCTCAAGTAACAGCCAGCATGCAAAAGCTGAGGCCGCTGACTTCGAATGTGTTGGAGTTGATAATGCTGAAGTTGCTGATTGGATTAAAATGAACCTTGAGACAGATCAATTGATCCTCGAGTTCTACACGCCTGGCGAACCCAACTCGGGCTGGATACATTGTAGTTGGATTCCAGAGGGAAGACGTGAACAATATATGCACGCGTATAAATCAGAAGGTAAAACAAAATATAAACCAATAATAGGAAAGGCAAAAGATCTAGTATGATAGATGAAAAGACAATAAAGTTATTTAACAAAATAGATACTGTAGTTGGTCACTGTGAAGAATGCGGTGATGAAACTATTTTAGTAGCTCTTGTGCAAGAGTTTTACAGATGCACTGGATGTGGTGCTGATACCAAGCAACACATCAATGGTAGAATAAGATACATGCAACTATCAGAAGCAGACAAACATTTTATAAAAGAAAATGGCACGACAAAGCTTTAAATTTTTTACACCTCGTGACAAACCTAAAAAGAGAGGCGCTCGTCAACATAAGAAAAATAAAAATAAAAGCGAGAAGCGTCATCAAAAGCAACGAAGATACAAAGGACAAGGTTAAGTAGTTACTTTGCCCTCATCTTTAACGGGAATACATGTATATCTAGCATACAACTGTAACTTGTTTATCTGTTCTTTAGTAAAATTACCTTCAGCGTATAGTATTTCATAAGACTCTGTCAGCCCAGCACGTATGCAATCGTGATGGTCAGGGAATATTTTTGGGTAGCTTTCATTGGTAAAACAATCGTTAGCATTTATGCCCGAACATATAAAAATAGTTAATAAAAATTTCATTGACTTCCTTGTAAAAAAATATAAAAATCCTATATAATAAATATAAAGATAATAAGGATACAGTAATGACAGACATAAGTAAATACAAATCGGTCGCACTTTCGCACGAAGCGTGTGAAAAGTTAGATAAGATTTGTAAAGCAATTGTACCAACAGTAAAAGTATCTAGAGCCAAGGCTCTGGAATTAATAATCAACGAGAAGGTGGTAAAACTAAATGGTAAGTTACGGAACAAAAGCGGTTGATATTTATCAAGCGAAAGCAAAAGACCCAGTAAAATCTTTATGGCGAAACGTATTAGTGGTTGCCATTGAAGATGCAATTAAAGCCTGTGTAATGAAACATAAATACAAAGCAGATGTGACATTTCATGACCTTTTATATATTACAGAGCCAAATCAAGATTTTGCCACAATTTGCCACTATGCTGATTTGGATCACAATTTAGTGAGAAAAAAAGTTGGTTTAACATTTAAAAAGATAGAGGAAAGTTATGCAGAAGGTAATATGTCAGACGTGCAAGGGCAATGGCTACATAAAGGTAACAGGTATGAACGAGCAACAAGAATCAATAATACGCTTAATCGAACAATGCAAGGAATGTAATTCGCAAGGCGAGATAGAGGAGAAAAATGTCATTAAGAAATGCAATAGTTAACGCACTAGAGACAAGATACGAAGCTCAAATAGCTGAAGCTCAAGCTACTATTAAAATATATATGGAAAGTTCTGTAGGTATTGGAGAACATCCACAACATATTGATGAAGTAGATAAACAATTACAAAAAATATCAGAGGCTGAGGAGAAGTTACAAGCTCTTCAGAGTTTTAAAATATAAAATATGTCGGAACAACAAAAAATACAAATAGATAAGTTTAACAAAGAAAGAGCAAAACAAATTTTAAAAAAAATGACGCCTGAACAACAAGACCAACTTACTTCACCGCAAGAAAAATTTAAAAATTTAACATTATTAAATGATGTTATTGAATCTGAAATTTTAGAAAAATTTTCAAAGAAAAACAATATAGATAAAAATAAATTAACAAAATTTTTTGAAAAAAAAATAAGAGAAAATACTAATATTATTAATTATAATTTGGGATCATCTTTCAATAAACATAATAATTTTATTGATTTTAAATCACGTATTCTTCAAGGTTTTATTGATCAGGGTATAGAATCAAAGATACAGGACATTGGAACTATATCTACTGAAGAAATTGATTATTCCATAGTCAAAGATACTAAGTCAAATAAATATGGACGTTTATTAAAACCTTATAAAGATGGTTTTTTAATTGTATTAGATGAAAATCCTAAGGGTCCTAAATTTTTTAGCACGTACAAAGCTCAGAGTAGAGGACACATGAATATATTAACTCCGGTAATGCGTATTTTAGAAACTAGTTTTTATATTAACTATGAAATAGCTAAACTTTCTGAAAAATATATTGAAAATGGTGTAACGTTATACATAGTTTATACTAGAGCTTATAAGAACCGGGCTTTTGTAATACCTTTAAGTAGAAACAAAGATTTTACTAACAATTTTAAAGTTTGTATTGAACAAGGAGAAAAAGAAGAGAACAAAAAATCATTACAAATTTATGAGTCTTTACCATCTGATATAATTGAAAGAATTGCAAAGATGAATGGCATCTTTGAACTATTTAATATGCTGGAAGATGGGTACGATGAAGCCTCAAAAAATTTTGAAAAAGAAAGGATGGATTCAGTTAGTAATTTAGATTTATTAAAAGCTGGATACATTTTTTCTTTTGTTCAAAAATATACAACAGCAATTCAATTTATTGAAACGTTAAATAAATCTGAAAAATTAAATAAAGAAGATAAAGAAAACCACACAGCTGCTTCAACTCTTTTGGAAGGTTTTAAAAATCTTAACACCAAAGAAATATCTAAACTTTTAATGAGTAATTTAAATGATGAGTATTTAATGGCAAATAATTTTGTTAGAGATGTTAAATCTATTCTTTATTCTAAAAGATATCATAATCAAGGGGGAGAAATCTCTAACAAAATTAAATTTACGTTAAATGATTTTTTAGAAAACTTTATAGATCTATATTATATGCATCGATATACTAAATTTGGTGTTGAACTTAAATCGGTTGGTCCCATTGATTTAAAAAATGCTACACAAATAGACTGTTTATATTATTGGAAACATTCTGATTTGTTTCATAAGTCTTTAGATCAAATTGCTGCGTCTGATTTCCCGCTGTTTTTAGAAAAAGGTGAAGTATTTAATAATAATGATTTAGGAAAACATATTGATGAATATAGAACTGCCCCTGGATTAAAACTTAGATGTCATGAACATTACAATTTAAATCCTACAATAAAAGAAAAAATTTCTTTAATTTTAAAGGAGGCTATGTCTCAAGAAACAGGGTTATTGATTCCTTACAATGCCTGCGTTGAGTTAGAAGACCCAGTGTTTAAGTACGCGAGATTTATTGAGAGTGATAACTACGTTCATGTTTTTTTACATGATAGTAACGATCGATATGTCTCTGAATTGTTTTGTAAAGAAGAAGATGAATTTAGATACTGGTTAGTCAATCGAAGACAAATTTTTGATGAGGATGATAACTTAACTGATACCTTTAATCATTTGTACGTGAAGCTAGCATCATGCATCAGGGATTGGAAGGTATTGATTGAAAGAGATCGAACCATGAATTTTAGAGGCCGTCGTGTGCCTACGGGTGTTAAGACTACACAACCTAGATACATTTATTTACCCAGAGTTAGGTATAAAACTAATCCTGACCGTGAACAAGTTAAGAGAGAAAAAGTTTTCTACAGTGAAAGTCGTAAGTTTTCTGGGGAACGTAGAGCTCATATTAGAAGACTGCCGCAAGGTATGAAGCCTTCAAAGACTCAGTTAGTTATTGCACAGCATAACAATATAACAATACCGGACAATCATACTTATGTAAAAGAATCTATCTGGGGCAAATCTAAAATGAATGATAGACAAATTAGATATAGGACTAAGTCTTTGAATGGTCTTTTGTACATAACTAATGATTCAATCAATCACCATAAACAAATAGCTGAGATGTCTCCTGCAGGGTTCGAAGAATACTGTGGTGAATACATTAAAAAATTAGGTTACGAAGTTTATAAAAGAAATAATTATGACGGCGGTATAGATATTAGAGGTATTAAAAAAGACGGCTCACGTCTGTTTGCTCAATGTAAACACCCTCTTGAATCTGGAAATCCAGTAGGCCCTGATGTGATTCGTGAATTACAGGGATCTTTAGATTTAGAGAGACAAGATATTGAGGATTGTGAAGTTGAATTGATGGTCATTACATCAACTAGATATACTCACAAAGCTTGTGAGGCTGCTCAAAAATTAGGTATAAAATTAATAACAACAAACAATATGGAAGGATAATTATGTTTAATAAATATATACGTGATAAATATACAGGTGAACTTAGGGGGGAATATCAAAAGAAATATATTAAGTTAAAAGTGATTGAGATTAATCCTGTTGGAGGAAGCACAATAGTTAATTACGAAGTATTAGAAACTAAAAACATTGATTTTGTAGAACCTGGATACATTTATGAAATTACAAGACCCAAAGTGTTTAAAGATATTTTTGATAAAGGTTATTTGGATGGTGTTGATATACACATGGTGCTTTAATGATCTGGAATAAACAATTCGACTACCCAACTTCAACACGTGCCTTGATTGATGGTAAAAGGCATTATGATGTAGGGACAGATGAGAAATTACCAAGTGTTACGACTATTTTACAAGCTACACAATCTGACGAGAAAAAGGCAATATTGGCCAAATGGAGGCAGAATGTTGGCGAAAATAAGGCAGAGTTCATAAAGAATGATGCAGCGGAGCGTGGTACAATTATGCATAGGATCTTAGAAGGCTATTTGCTGGGCCGTAACCATGCTGATTTAAGCGATCAAGGGCAACTTGCAGGGGTAATGGCCAACAAGATTATAGAATCAGGCATCAGGGGTCATTTAGATGAAATATGGGGATCAGAAATTACTGTATACTATCCAGGTCTATACGCTGGGGCAACTGATTGTGTTGGTGTTTATGACGGTCAACCTGCCATAATTGACTTTAAACAGTCAAACAAACCTAAACGAAAAGAGTGGATTGAGGACTATTTTGTGCAGCTGGCGGCATACGCCATGGCTCATAACTATGTTTATGACACAAAGATCCAGTCTGGAATCATTCTAATGTGCACCAAAGATAAGTTATTTCAAAAATTTGAGATAAAAAACAAGGAATTTCAACGTTTTTCATGGGAATGGTTAAGAAGAGTTGACCTATTTAAAAACGTATAATACTTTTTACCAGGATTTTTTAAAAATATTTTTTAAAAAAAGTTACAGAGAGGGGTTACATGGTTACAATTGACTACTATTGTTATTTTAAGCCATTTGTTGAGGTTACAATTGGGTTACAATGAGGTTACATAAGGTTACAATTTCCCAATTAGAGCTCAAATTTTTTCTTGATTTTATTTTACATAAAATCCTGTAAAAAAGTATTATAGAAAATTATGAGATATAAAAAATCTAAATACAGACACGTTGTTATAAACAAGAAGCGTTATTACTTCTATAAAATCACTTGGTTAGATATCCTGGGAGACAGTGGACACGCTGACAATAATGAATTTATGGACATGAAACCTGCTGTTATGATCACTAGTGCATATGTATTTCATAATGATTCTAAGGTACTTAGAACGTTTGCTAGTTATGATTCTAACTCAGAATGTTTTAGCGATCGTAATGTATTTCCAAAAGGTTGTGTAAAAAAGATGGAAAAAATTTTAATTTAGTGACTCTTCTTTTTTGTTTGGTGGGGTCTTTACTTTTTCTATTAACTCTTCGACTTCAACATCCTCTAGTAAGGGAGAGTAATCGTCGATTATTTGTTTCATTCGCGATTCTAGCTCTTCTGTTGATAGGTCTTCTAATTTACCAGTACGTATTATCTTTTGTTCTATATACAAGCCCGCTGCTTTTCCTCTCGCAACTTCTGCATTCACCGCAGCTGACCACGCTTTCTTATCTCTTGCCTCATCTCTAAGTTTGGATAATTCTCTAACGTGACTTCCGAAAGTTACTTCATATTTCTTTTGATATTCCTCTCTAAGTTCACCTATATATTTAACTACAAGTGGATATAATTTTGGATTCTGTAATACGCTAGCCTGTTGTCTTGATGCTTCTTTTGAATAACCTGCATCGATAGCACATTGTGTACCAGTCTTTCTTCCTTCATTTGCTACTAATTCTTGTGCAAATTTCATTTGCATTTCTGTTAATTTTTTTGGTACACCCATGCCTATTCTTCCTCTAATATTTTCTTTTCTTCTTCGTAACCTTCCATAGCCATCTCATGTAATGTTTGTTCTTTCTTACCGAAGATTCTATCAAAGTTCTTTTTGTATAAATCGTTGGTAGGTCTTGATCTACCATCGTATTGTCTGTCTTTTGTTTTCTGTGTCATATTTGTATCTGCCTTGACTTTTAGCATAACAATGATAAAAAATCAATGAGTGTTGTGTTTTCAACTACTCTCTTTGTTGTTGGTTGGGGTCGGCTTACGACGTAGTTTTATCAACTCTTTCTACGAGATACTGGGCCCCATCCTAAAAAGATAAAAGTTATGAATGGAAAATTACTAAGACAAGTTTTAGACAAGATGCTGAAGTCACCTGTAGCACAAAATGCTAGGGTTCAAGTTTGTTTACCTGATGGTAAATTTTATGACGTTTCCTCTTTACAATTAATGGAAAATAAATTATTGGGAGCTAGAGAAACTCATCGACTAGTCTTAACAGTCAAAGCAGAAACATGGAATATGGGTCAAGTTTTGAACAAAATTGGGTAGCCTGTTAGTTTGAAACCCGAGACCAAATTTTATGTAAATGTTAAAAAAAATATTAATCAAATATCCTGGATTAGGATTGAAAACCTTAGTGTTCCTGGTACTCCCGACTTACTGGGCTATAATAATTTGGGGCACTTTTTCACTGTTGAATTAAAATATACAAAAACGAATAAAGTTACCTTCTCTCCGCATCAAATTGCGTTCCACGTGAAACATCCAAACAATACATTTATCCTAGTTTTGGATGGCTCTTGTAGCCTGCCAAAACTTTACAGAGGAGAAAGAATCCGGGAGCTTGTTGCTTGTGGCTTGAAGCTTGAGCCTTGCGTCATGGGTTATGACGCTTGTGGCTTGTTGCTTGAGTCTTTGTAGTCCGAGGCATTATACCGCGCGACATTTTGTCGCAGGTGTATTCTCTGTGTACGCAGCTTGTGGCTTGACGCTTGAGTCTTGTAACCATTATCTAAGGCCCAATAATCATGAATCAGGTTTATCTGAGTCTCCAGCTTGTGGCTTGACGCTTGCTGCTTGTTGCTTGCTTGTGGCTTGTGCTTTGGCATTTCTCTCCTTTTCTTCTTTTTGTAATTTTTTCGCGCGCCTGCGCATCTCTTCATAATATTTTGGATGTCTAAACACTTTCACTCTTCATCACTTTCAATCTCGTCGTGAAGCTCATCGAACTTCTGCTCGAGCTCCGGTGTCATAAGGTGTCTGTACTTCATTAATAAAATTTGAATTTCTAATTTTAATTTTGTCATTTTAGTGCTTTCCATATACCACGGTTTGAACTCTTTTGTCCCAGCATTTACGGCAGCTTAAACACTTACCGCCCTGATCCGGAGCGGGGCACGTTCTATTCTCGGACGTCGTGACGCCTGACTCATGGCTCCAGGCGCTAGAGGCTGGCCCATCTATTTTTGATCTTGATAATCTTATAACTAAATTTTCAGGCACTTCCTCAGGCGCTGGTAAAAATGGGCGTTCCTGAGTCGGTAACCAATGGCGTGTGTTAGGTGTTAACCTGCAAACTTCTAAAATTTTTTGCATATGCTCTTTTGATTGTACGTCGCCAGCATCGTGCCATCTAAACCATTTTTGATTTTTAATTTTAGCGGCCATCGCATCCACCCATTGCGGGTGTTCAATTGCTTTGAGTCTTCTATATTGCGCAGCTTTGATTGCTGGGTAACGTGTATAGTTGCCCTTCTTAGCATAGCAACTAAAGCAAGGCGTGCCCGGAACTTGTGCAAGCTTCCAACCCGTTTTGCATTCCCAGGCCGGCAGGCTATACGATAGGCCCGGCATTTTAGAAGTTTTTGTAAATGAGTCTGTTATTTTTAATGCTTCTTTTATTTTCATATATTCCTCCTGAATCTATTTTTTACACGTCTACCAGGTTTAAAACATTGTACACTTTGACGCACCCTGAAGCTTGAAGCTTGAGGCTTTGTCAATTTACCAAATTGTCCTGCGACAATTTGTCGCAGCTTGTGGCTTGGCGCTTGTGCTTTTACTTTCATAATAATTTTTACTTTATAATCATTCTAAACTAGACCAGCCTCTTCACACTAGTGGATCCATGGACCACAGCACTAATAGACTGATCCCAGGTCCAGCATCTTATGGCAAACGAATTTCTTCGGTTGGATCTTCCAACGCCATTTCCAACATACTGAACCAGGGATCAGGATCCTCCAATGGCTATCTTCCAGGAGGATCTAAATCCTACTTGCTTTTGCCGGTGCAAGTCCCGTTAGAGTTTATAGTTTTGTTTCAGCGATAAACTCTCAAATGAGGCTGAGTATATATAATAATATAGGATTATGGCAACAATGAGGCATGAACCATGGTGCGACAATCTTGACCAAGTCAAGAAGCAAATTGTCACTGCGACAATTTGCCCAGAGTCAAGAAGCAGATTGTCACTGCGACAAAATGTCGCAGCGCCATGCGACACTGTGTCATATTCAAAAACACATGTGTTGATGATA